CGGTATTCAGGATTGTTGTTTAATCCCTTGCCCGGTGAGCGGTGGCCCACTTCCACGAAGTATCCATACACCCCGGGGTTTGTGGTCTGGTCCGCGGCCTGCACCTTGCGGCCGGAGGCTGCGCGGCCCACGGCTCCGAGCTTTGAAGCGTAAGGACCGCCAGTAATTCCGCTGTGGCGCGTCAGGTCCGGATTCCATCCGGGACCGATCAATACATATTTTTCATCGGTACCGGCGCCCTGCGAAGCGGCGCGCATGCGCGAAACCACAACGATGTCGCCGGCCAGCATCCCGGTCAACCGGTGCACGAGCTGCTCGGCTTTATTCTTAACGACAGCGCCGCCCTCTTGCAGTGCATGGCGGGTGATGGGATTGGCTACAACGACGGCGATCTTATCCAGGCGGGCATTCAGCTCCGGTAGGTCGTTGATGGCGAAAACTGCCTGCATATGGTTTAGCTCTGGCCGGTAGCCAACCGCTGCACTAGCGCGGCCTGCGCGGCTTTCTGCTCGGGCGATAGCCCAGCCATTGCCGAAAGGCCCTCTTTGAAGGAAGCGAATTGCGCCGTAGTTTCGGGCGCCGTGCGCATCACTTCCTCGTCGGCTTCGCGGCGTGCGCGTTCCTCCGGCAGTTCCGGCAGAAAATCAGTGGCCGTAAAACCATCGGGATGCTTATTGCGATCGCGAGCGATGTTCCAGGTCTCGGCGCAAATCATGGCGGCGCCGTGCAGGGCCTTGCGGTCCCGTATCTGCAGTCGGCGCATGAGCAGCTCAAGCGCTGCCGGAATCATTTGCAAGAATTCATGGTCGCTGAGGTTGAGATCCGCGCGCGCGATCGACCAGAGCTTGCCAATGGTTATTTCGGGAGCGTCACCGGCTCCGGAACCGGCTGGACGTTTGGGCTGGCCTCTTCCCCGGTACTCTCAGGCGCGACAATCAGGTGAGCGTGCAGCGTCTTTGCGATCGAGGAGGTCAGCTCTTCGCCGTTTTGCAGTGTAATGAGCGAGCCGACCTGCGCGCGCTGGAGAGTTTCAACGTAGGCGAGCACGGCCGGGCGCCCCGGAATCCCGGTGGCATGAAATTGATGTAAGCCTACCCACAGCGCTAGGCACATGCGCTCGGGGTCGCCTTCCGGGCTGATCTTCCACCAATTGCTTTTGTCGTAAAGCGAATCGCCGGTGGCGGCATCTTCGTCGAGTGAGTACCTGACTGCCTGGGCTTCGCCCAGAAGCTCCTCGAAGCGAGCAAGGGTCTTATCGTTCCAGGATTCGCCCTTCGCCGGCCGCTGGGCATCCGCTTCAATTAGGATTTGGTTGATTTGCCCGCGCAGTTCTCGTTTCTCTTCGCGCGTGAGTGACGCGCGCCCGCCGGCCTTTTTGCGCTCGCGATCGAGCGCGGCCGTTTCCTTCTTGTAGAGGATGATGCCCTGAATGGGATAGGCGAGCGGATACGTTTTGCCGCCAAGCGTGACAGTCACCGGTTCGCCGGCGAGGGCTTCCTGCAGATCTGAATTCATTGGGAAAAATCTTTCAGCCGAGCCGGAATAGCGGCCGATCGGCGGGCAATTGGCGATTGATTTCTCGGAGCCAGGCGCGTACGTCCGGGTCCTCGAGGAGTTTGGCGAGAAGCGCAAGATCCATCATTCCGCCCGTGGGCGAGACGAAACGGTCCGCGCGCGAGACGATGGCGCCGAGTTTGCGCACCAGGTCCGGCGAAGGCTGAAACGGATCTGCTTTTGCCTGCACCGGGGAATGGTAGCAGCGTGGGAGACGGCGAAGCGGATAGAGTCATCCGCTCCGCCTTCACTGGCAAACTGCTGGTTACTCTGCGATGCCGCTGCCGCCGAACGGGGTCAGCGTCTCAACGCCGAACACGTTGATGCCGAACTCGTACATGTTCACTTTATAGCGATCGATCTTCGCGGCGCCGTAGGTTTCCACATAGCAGAGCCCGGTGAAGGTTGAACCGTCGACCAGTGTCACCTTGAAGCCGAGCTGGGTCAGGCCTTGCATGTAGCCGAGCAGCGCCGTGATGCCGGCATTCTGCGGATCGAAGACGCCTTCGCCGCTCCACTTGCCGTTATCGACGCAAATGGGCACGGGAAATTTATTCACGCCTGGACTGTCGAGGCAGGTGGCATCGTCAAAATCAACTTTGGCGCTCGATTTGTCGAACTTCTCGAGCTGAGGAAGAGCAACGTAAACGCTGCCCCCGGTGACCGGCGCGACGGTGAAAGCGATCACGGTGCCGCGGCCGGCATAGGCTACTGGATTTGCCATGGTGAATGTCTCCTTGGTTTTTGCGATTGGTGAAGCGAGAAAAAATCGGTTTAGAGCAGCGCGGGCGTGAGGCCGCCCGAGAGGCGGAGCTTGCCGCTCCACATGTAGATCTTGTTCACCTTCGCCGAGAAAGCCTTGAATTCACTCACGAAGGCCTGAAAGGTGAAAGTTGAGCCATCGACCAGGCGCACGCGCCAGTACACCAGCGTGTTACCCACATGGAATTGCTGCACGGCCAGGTAGGTCGGATTCTGCGGGTCAAGCACTCCGGTAAGATCGATCTCGCCGGCATCCACGCGCACGGCGATCGCGCGCGTAAAGTTATCGACGGTGCCGATGTTGGTCTGGTCGACTAGCGTCTGTTTCGAGCCGTCATGCTCGAATTGCTGCATTTGGCCGAGCGACGTGTAAGTCACGTTGTCGGCCGAATAGAGCAGCAGCGTTCCGCGCCCGGCGTATGCGGTGGGGATGGGCATCTAAGCCGTTTCCTTGAACAGCATTCCCACCTGCAGCACGCGGCGGTAGAGATAGCCGGTACCGCCAAGTTCAAAGTGGGCATCGAATTCGTCGACAATCCAGAGATCGCTAACAGCCGTTCCATCCGGCAGCAGGTAGCCAGTCGGCGTGCCCGTATCCAGGCCCAGCAATTGTTCGCGCAGTACGCGCGAAAGCGCGGCGCAACTGAGATAGCCGGAAGAGTTCAGTGGATTCTTGCCGGGCCCCGTACCCACAGGGTTATCGTTCGCGCAGCAGCCAAACTGAAAATGGCCGATCAGCTTTGTTGGCGCCGGCGAGCGCGGGTCCAGAGTGTCGGCGGCTTCCGCCCCTCGCGGAATGCGGTCCAGCACGATGCAGGGAAGCGGCGGCTGCTTTCCGAGAAAGCCGAAAAAGAAAGCGCTATAGGTTTTCCCTTGGACGTCGATCGAGGACTGTCCGAGTTGCGCCTGAATGGCCGAGTTTGCCAGCGCCCAATTGGAAAGCCCGCTTTCAATCATGGCGGCCTCCACAGAGGCACAGAGACGCAGAGAAGGCCAAGGCCAGGATGAACGCAGCCGAAGCGATGGTTTTTGTTTTCATTTGGTTGGTTTTCTCTGTGTCTCTGTGACCCTGTTCTTAGGTCTGCTGGCCGGCGTTCTGCCCGATCTCGGCCACATACAAATCGAGGAATACGTGCAGTTCGTCCTCATCCTCAATGAAGCAGATTTGAAAGATGCGGCTTTCAAAGACCACCGTCATGTTCTGGGTGATGGCGAGCTGGTAGGGGATGCGGATGATGTGAGTCGATTCCTGCGCGACCTGGTCTGCCTTGTCGAGTTCCGCGCCTTTCAGCGAACGAATGCTGCACCAGGTCGTAATCGACGGGCTGGGCGGAAGCGGGCCTCCGTCGGCGGAGCGGAGGCCTGGTGAATTGAGCGTGACCTGCCGCGACATTCCACCGACGGAGTAAGGCGACGAACTGAGGCGCTTGAGTGGCATCTACTGATGGCGCAGCACGGCGATTTTCACCAGCGCCGAGGTGGTAGTCATGGTGACGAGCGATCCGGCGCCAGCCCAGCCCACCAATTGCGACATCTCGATTGCCTCGAGCCCAGGGCTGATGGCCATGCTGTAAGCGATCATCGAGGCATCGGTTCGGCCGTAGTTATCCGAAACGCTGGTGATGGTGATGGCATGCGGCGTGGCATCGGAGTTAGCGAAGAGCAGGATTTCCTTGCCCGTGGCCACGAAGGAATTGCCGTTGACGTTATCCATCGCGGCCAGCGTGATCGTGAGATCGCCAGCCACAACGGCATAGTTGTTTTGCTTGAGCTGTACGACGGTAAGAGCGGTTTGCGCCATGAAAGGAGTCTCCTGAATGAATGAGTGTGAGCGCGACGAGCGCTTCTTACGGGTGCCGCAGAACGATGATCTTGATCAGCGCTGAGCTGGTGGTCATGGTGACCAGCGAACCGGATCCCATCCAGCCGATAGTTTGCGACATTTCGAGCACCGAAACTCCGCTGAGTCCGCCCACGGCGACAGGAACGGTGTAGTTAGTCAAGGACGTATCGGTACGGCCGTAGGGATCGGCAATACTGACGACGGATACGGTGTGCGTGGCCGTGTCGGTATTCATGAAAATCAGGGTTTCCTTGCCAGTGGCGTAGAAGGAATTGCCGTTCGAGGCATCCATGGCGGCCGGCGTTACGTTCAAATCGCCAGCCACAACTGCGTAGCTGTTTTGCTTGGTGGTGACGATGACCAGGGCCGTAGCCGTGGCGAAAGCCATCGCGCTGGCCAACAGCACCATAGCGATGACGCGAACTGCGAGCGATTTACGAGTGGATCTCATGTGAACTTTCTCCTGAGTTTAGTTTTTGGAATTTCGGAATTCTTTACGGTGTAGGCGAGAAATCGTGGACGGTGACGCCCCCGAGCAAATCTTCAAGGTGGAATGGAACTTTCGAACTGGCTCCCTGCGTGACCGGCTCGCGGTTGTAGTAGTGGTGGAAAACCCAGGCCTTGATGGCGCGCGTGACCGTCTTCGGCAGCGTCCAATCCACCGTAACGGCCGCCTGCTGCTCCGGAGAGTTGGGGCTGGCCAGCCCGGTATCGCCGAGGGCCTGATAGGAGCCAAGGCAGCGCCAGGCGCCCACAATTCCATTGTCGGTGGTTAGGCCGCCCCGCGCGGTCGACCAGGGCAGCGGTTGCACTCCCACCACCTGCAGCGAATAGGGCAGAATCGTCTGGCTGATCAGGCTCGCGGTATTCAGTAATTGCAGGTTGCTGTTGAAATCGAGAAGTACATAGGCTTGGAGCCCGGCATACTGCGTGCCCGGCGCCCAGAAGCCGCGGATGGGCCCCACGTTGGTCCAACTCGCCGTGTTGTCGGGAATGACTGCGCCAATCGCGCCGGCTTCGAACGCCGGCCGAGGCAGGGCGCCAGTGGTTCCGCTTGGTCCCACGGTCTGGATCCAGACGTTATTCTTTTCGTCGACCTGGTAGGAGTACTGCGGGAACGTCACTCCGGGCTGCCATCCTGGCGCGAGTTCGCTGATGTCGGTCTCTGGCTCTGAAATGGCGGCCTGACCGGCGCTCAGCCCAGCGCTGTTGGGCGCATAGCCGGCGGTAAAAGGGATAGCGATGGCCGCGGGTACATGCAACGTCAGAGGCCAGATGGTGTAGGGAATGGGCCGGATGCGGCCTGGCTGGCTGGCCACGTCGACAACGAAATCCTGCCCCGGATTCAGCGTGTAAGGTCGGCCGTCGGTCCCGATGAAAGTAATGGGCTGCACCGAGATGAGCGGTGGGCGCTTGATCTTGATCTCGCCATGCCAGCGATGGTGCCGGTTGTATCCCATGCCGCCGTAACCGCGGCCGCCGCCGGTCGCAAACTCGCCTCCGCCACTTTCGCGGCTATCCCAGCCCGGCCAGTGATCGAGGTACTGCACAAAATTCGAGCGCACCAGGGCGCAGTTAGTGATCAGCTCACACTGCACGCGGCCTTCGGAAATCAGATCCTGAATTTCAGTATCGTCGTTCACCACAGACTGCGGCACCTTTAGCCAGTTCTTCATCTGGACAAGGGAGACCGGTTCCGTGGGAACGGATGTGCGTACGATTGAATTCATGGGTTTGCTTTGGCGGTTCTAGAGGTACGCTTCGGGGAAAAGATCCGCGAGCGGCTGATCGTCGTCGGCGGCCTCGATCGGCGCCAGCGGCGGAAACTTCAAATCTGCAGGCGATTGGCGGCCGTTCCGCGCCGGAACGGGAAATATAGGATTTTTCTTATACTGCGGCTCCGGAGCCGCGAAAAGTTCAAGCTGCACGCCTTGCAGCTCGCCGCTGCGCTTTTTGCATTGATCGGCTGCAATTCCGGGTCGAACCCGGCGTTTTGGGCGGTAAAAGGCTTCGGCCACCTGGTGGCCGCCGCCCGCGTTCTTGACCGCTCGCATCTGATAGCTGCGATTGAACATATTCAAAGCCGGTGGCCGCTGGTCTGCTGGTAGTGTCCGCCAAAAGCGGCCTTCCCCGGCTGGTGTCCGCCTTGCACCAGTATAGGTGCAGATGTTCCAACCGGAACATTGGATAGCTCGCCGGGACGGCCGAACAGGTCCCAATAGGCTTTGAACTCTTCCCAGGACGTGGCCGGCGTTCCCCAGCCGGCACAATCGCGCACATAGCGCAAATATCGAGCTGGCAGGGCCAGACTCACCGCGAGCCCCGCCGAAAGCCTCCTGCTGGCTTAGAATGGCCAGCCGTGCGATTTGGGGCCACGGTGGCAGCCGCTGAGGGGCCGGGCGGGGTCAATGGACCCTCCAGGATGACGTCTCCGAGGGGCGCAGCGGCTAACTCGGGTTTCTCTGGCGGCTGGGAGCTGGCGGCTGGCAACTGCAGCTCTCGGAATCCGAGTGGGTCCGGCTCATCGAAATTGACGGGCAGAGCTTGCCCGAGCGAGAGCTTTTCCTGCGCTTCGACGAAGGGATACTCTTTTACGTGGCCGCGATCGCGGCCTTCGGTCATGCGAATGTAGGTCATAGAATTCCTCTCGTTAATGAGATCGCGGCTGCAGGCCGGAATTAAGGGGCGGCGGCACACCGAAGCTCAAATTCTGAATCGTCTGCTGGAAGGGCAGCGAGGGCGCGGACGTGCAATTCGAGCCGGTGTAGGTGCTGATATAGGCGCACTCCAGGTCAGAAGCGATGATCTCGACGTAAAGCGGCTTATTCATGCGCATCTGCGCGCCGAAGGGAAGAAACTGATCCAGGGTGCCGCTGGCGCCGCCGGGATTTGACGGCTGTTCTTCCTGCAACTCGAGGAACGGAGCCTGATTGCCATAGGTTTGGAAGGCGGAGCACCAGTTATTCGTGCAGTTCGTTCCACTCCAATATGCGGCGACGTCGGTAAGGCTAAGGCATTCACAGCCGAGGCCTGCGCCAATCGAAACCGCATCCGCGGCCTCCTGCGTGGCCCAGGCGTAGGGCTGAATGCCCACGCCGCCGTTCACCGTCATATTCAGGCCCACGGAGGGGAAATTTGCGTTGCGCAAGGCCAGGAATGTTTTGGTAAACGTGGCGTGAAGCGCCAGCCAGGTGTTCCCCATGGCGGTGATGTTGCCGCCGGAAAGCGGCTCCACTGTGCCGATGCTCCAAATAAAATTCTCATCCAACTCTTGCCCGATGCCGCTGCGGACGAAGACCACCTGCGAAGCATAGGGAGCTGCCGCGAGGTGCGCGAAGAATGCTGCCATGAACGGCGTGTAGCCCGCATAGACCGGAGTTTCAAAGGTGACGGGCAGGCCCATCGCCACGGTGGAGGCGGGGCAGCTCGATGTGCCGTTCGTGCAATTAGTGCTGTTGATATTCACGGCGTTGCCCGTGGGCGGCCACAACGAATTTGAGCCTGGAGGTACGATGGCATCGAAAGTGGCATCCTGCGGCGCCGCATGCGCACCCGTGTTGGTCCAGGGGCAGCCGCCATCGGCCGCGGGACCGCCCGAGCCGGTGCTGGTGCATGTGCCGTTGGTGCCGATGTTCTGGTAATAGGTTCCCCCGTAGATCACATCCTGCTTGGCCCAATATTGCGTTCCCGAGGTCCATGTGGGCGCGCTGCTATCGGCCCAGGGCTGGCCGAAGACGTATTGCGGGGTGTAGGTGTTGCCCACGCCGCTCGCCTGCAGGCCTTTGCTGGTAGCCATACCGGTACCGAAAAAGATTTTGCAGGGGGCCGCGCCTTGCGCGGTGTTGGCTCCGCAGGTTTGCGTGGAATAGCCCTCAACGACGGTATCGAAGCCTGTCCAGCTATAGCTGCCTTGCGTGGTATTGCTTTCGATCCCAACGTCGGTGGACCCGAAGACGTTGCCCTGCGCCCAGAGCACGCCGAGGGTGACGCCGTTGATGTTCGGCAGCACGTTCGAGCGGTAGGTGCTGAAATATGCGCTGGTGCTCACCATGGGCGGAAACACGCCCACCACGGTGACCTGCGAGCCGGCATTGCTGCTGATAACCGGTGGAATGAACTGATACGCCCCATTCATCGGCGCCGCAGTGGGGCGCAGAACGGGCGATCGCGCCGGAAAGACGACCGTGTTGTTTGTCGTGTTCAGCGACACTCCCAGCGTCGTGTCGCTCAAGCAGGCTACCCCCGCGGGTGTGTTGATCCCTGCCACGGTCGCGCAAAGACTTGCCAGCGTCGCTGCCGATCCCGTTCCGACGGATGCGGCCGCGGCAGCGTCCATCGGAGCGAACGGGTATGGCTCGCCGATATTGAGATATCCGCTTCCGTTCCCGCTCCCAATCGGCCCACAGATCTGCGAGCCGCCCCAGTTCAGTTGAGGATTGCTCGTACCGCCGGCGCAGCTGATCGAGAAAGTCGTGGGCTGGTAAGAATACGTGCCAGTGAAGGCGCTCGTGCCGATCGTCGACGCGTTGCCGTTGTTCGTAATCCCGAAATTGTTGACGCCGGTGATTGTCGGCTGAAACGACAGCTTGAAGCACTCTTGGACCGGTGTCGGATCGCTGCCGCACTCCTCTGTGTTTTGGAACAGCGTGTAGGTTCCGCCGTGCCCGGCTCCGCTAAAGGAGCTGGGATTCAGGCCGTTTGGCTGCACGATGTTTGTGAACACATTGTTGAAGCCGTAGACGGTCGCCGCGTCCTCTTCGATCTCGAACGCCTCATCCGAAGCCTGGCCGCAGTTAACGTAATTGTTGTATACGAGTTCATTGTTGGCCTGTGTCCCGAAGATGTGGATGCAGTTCCCATGAGGGCCCCCGCTCGGAACGAATCCGGCCACCATGTTCACGATCGTGAGGTCATGGAGCAGGAGAATGGTTTCGCCGCCGTTTGGATTGAAGACCGCGTTATCGAAACCGGAAATATAATTGCGGTACTCGTTGCCGGTAAAGATCGCAAGGCAGCAGTCCGCGCCGCCGTCGAGATTGTTCATCACGTTATCGTGAGCGCTCGAACCGGCATCCTGCGGCATATAAAATAAAGCGCTATTGTTGCCGGGATCGGTTGAAGTCGGGTAGCCGGAGTGCGTGACGTTGTGAGCGTAGTTGTTTTTTAGCTCCCAATTTGAGCCAGAGCCACTGTAAAAATTGTGCCACGCGATGTAGCTGCAGAAGGCGGGACCGCCGGTTGTGCAGCCAGTGCCACTCCAATAGAGGCCTGTCCATTCGATGTTGTCGCCAACAAAATAGCTTGCTGGGTGCGTTCCCGAATCGGACATCATCGCGCCGGCATTTGCGTTGTAGCCGGTACTTCCGCCGCCGCTGAAAATCGGCCGCTTCCAGGTTCCGCCCGTATACCAACCGGGATCGACCCCGATGTAATCGGATCCTCCGCTCGTGCCGCCCCAGGGGATGGCAGCAGGCCAACAATGATAATCGACTGTCACGGCGCCCTTGAAGATCCAGCCTTCGCCCGCTCCCGCGGTGTGCGCCGCGGAATTGTTTGACGCATTCGCGCAGGTCGGCATGTGTTGCCACGCTGCCGATTCTGACGTGCCAGAGTTCGAATCTAATCCGTTGACGTAGTCGAAGAAATAGAAATGGGTGACGTTACCCGGAACGGAGGCAGGGCACGACGCGGCGGCGAAGTTGGCGCACGTCCCTTGCGACCAGGCAAGCGAAGTCAGGCCAAGTGTTGCCAGCAGAGCGAGAGTGAGGAAGAATTTCTTCATGGGCTTACTTGTAGAAAATCACTGCAGTGGCCGCCGTGCCGCAGGCGGAGGCGCCGTTATATGTGGTGGACATGCCCACGCTGATGCCGGTGGCGAAGTTGCTGAGTCCAACTGACGATGGAGTGATCGTCACCGTTCCCGAGGCGGGAATTTGGAAAGAGTAAACCGCGCCGGTGCCGAGCGAAGGCGCGGAAGCCACGTTGATGAATTCGAGATAGCAGACGGTGGCAGCGCCGTTGGTGATCTGAAAGCCATAAAGGTTTCCGGTGCTGGCTTTCACCACCACAGCCGTGGTGAGCGCCGATTGCGAGCTGGCCGTTAGCGCATAGAGTGCGCCACCGCCAGGCTCATTCTGCGTGGCTACGACGTTGGTAATGAAAGCATTCTCGGCATCGCATTCCGTGCCGGTCGGGGCCGTGCCATAAGCAGAGACGCATGCCGCCACCGACGTGGTTCCGTCCGTCTTTCGAATAAAGATCGGGTTGGTCGCTGACATGATCGCGCCCAGCACGTAGTTGAGATCGGTAAACTGCTGCCCTTTGGCATCGCACTGCACGGCGCCGTAGGTGCCTGTGGTAAGCGTGGGAAGGGCGGTAAGAAATTCGCAATAGGGCGCAACCGCCAGAAGTCCGGTCGCGGCCACGGTGTTGCCAACGCCGGCGGTGCGCAGGCGATCGGAGCCTGCGCCGTTCCAGCCCATCGGCCAGGATTGATCGTGCACCGCATCCACGGGAGTGGCCGCGCCATCGGCCGGAGTATTCAGACCGCTGACTGTGACGTCTTCGATGCCAGGACTGACAACGACCGTGACCAGAGCGGTTCCGGTGGCGACCGTATTCCCCGCAACTTCAAGACTCTGATTGGCGGCCACATTCACCGCATAGACTCCGTTCGCCGTGATCGAACTCTGCCAGGGTCCGTTTGGTGCGGCCGCATGCACCAGCACGGCCAGATAGTTTGTGCCATCCCCGCTCATTTTCGGGGTCAGTGTGCCCGTCCAGGTGCCGGTTACTGTGATCTGCCCTTCGCTGGCCCCCCCTGCGGTTACCGAGGCAACCTGCGTCGAAGTGATGCTGACCGGGCCCGTGACCGCGGTCACATTCTGAATGGTGACTCCACCGATGTTATTGCCGCCGGCCGGGATTGCCGTTTCCAGATCCGTTTTCACGTTACCCGAGCCGTCTACCGGGGAAACAATAGTGCCGCTGCTCGAACCGCTCGAAGCGCTCGCCAACGCAAATGGGTCTGTATAGCCGAAAAGAATCACGATCACGCTGCCCGATCCCACAATCGTGGGCGTAATCTGGCCATAGGGCGCTACGCCGGCCGCGGAGGGCGTCACGTAGCTTCCCGTGACGGCGCAAGAGCCAATCGAGGCCGCGGGCACAATGCCGCCAATTACGGGCGAGGCCAGAGCGCCGGTCACCGGCGTGAGCGTCACGGCGGAATCGATAGAAAGGCTGCACGAGCCTACCGTGCCCTGCACGTACCACAGAACGCGGTAATAGCTGATTCCGCGCGTATCGAAGCCGGCCGTCGCCGTGGAACTCGAAGTAAACAGGCCATCCCACGCCAGTTGCCATGGATAGCCCCCGGACTGATGAAGGTGGGTATAGCCGGGACCGACAACTTCCTGGCCAAGTGCGTGAGGAGCGGCGGCTGAGATCATCGCCAGCATCGCGAGTATGGCCACGGCGAATATTCTTTTGAGCGGATTCATGGGAGCCTCTGGGAATTCTGAATTTCGGAAATTAGCCACAGCGGCACAGAGACACGAAGAAACCTTTTTGCGGTTTGTTCGTGCCTCTGCGCTTTGTGGCTGGGGGAAAGCAGTTCGGCGGCCAGCGCGGGCAGGTTCTCCCGAAGCTGGCAGCCGGGAACTGATTAGGTGGTGACCGTCGGGCTGGCCGTGTTCGCAAAGCGCGCGCCGGTCAGGATGACAGCGATCGTGGCATAATCCGCCGCGACCGGTGCTCCAAAACCGATGCCGACATAGGAATCGACGCCGAGCGATCCGCCGAGAACTCCGCCGGTGGCGGCTTCCAGTTCGTTGGCGTCAATCTCGATCACGATCAGGCCGTTAGCCGGTGCATTGCCCGCTGCCAGCACCAGGCCGGTAGCCGGAGCATTGGCGATGGCTGCGCTGAGAACGTCGTTCCCAGCTCCGCCGGCGGCCTGGAAATAATAGTTGAAAGGGATCGCTACCGGCGAACCGCCAGCGGCAGTGGCGCACAGGTACACGAGCAGCGTGGCGGCATCCTGCGTAGCTTCCGCTCCGAAGATGACCAAAACACTCGCGTGCTTGTAATTCTTCATGGAAAAAGCTGGGTTGACCGGAGCTGCGGACGAATCCCCGGTTACATTCTGGGGCGGCAGAAGCACGGCAATGTGCGCGGCTTCCGAAAGATTGATTCCGTTCATGGTGATTTTCTCCTGGATCTGAATTTGTGGAACTTGAATGGGCTTTCAGCGAATCGGCCCTCAGCGCGAAGCTGAGAGCCGATCGCTGCAGTTCTTAACGGCTCGCGCCGCTCGTGAGGCCGACGAAGGGCGACATGGTGGCGCCGCCGTTTTTCGGGGTGAGTGGCTTCTTCCAGGTCGTCTGCGCATCTACGCGGCAGGTGAAACGGAACGCCTGTTCGCCTTGCAGGAAGCGAACGTGCATGGAACTCGCAACGTCAATGCCGCCCTTATCCGCCAGCAGCACCTGAGACAGATCGGCGAGAACGATATCGCCAACCGTGCCGAGAACTGCATTGTGTTCGGTCGGGATCACGGGCAGGCCAAGCAGCTCGCCGTAAGGACCGTAAAGCGGGTTGGCTCCGGGTGGATGATACAGCAGGATCACAGCCGCACCCGCAGCCGTTCCGGCTTGCATGGAGAAGAGCTGAGGAATCACGGTCTGGTCGATGAAGAAGGCCGCGGCGGGCACGTTGCCCGCAGCCTGGCCGGCCGTCAGATTCTCGGTGGCAATGGATGCGATCGAGTTCTTCAAGCCGGGGTGCCAGAAGCGCGCCCACATGGCTTCCACGTCGGTACCGTTGACGACGGTGGCCGTCCCGCCGGGAGCGATGGAAAGAAAAGCCTGCGAGTTCAGGATGCCGGCCGGTTGGCCAGCGCCTGTGCCGTTGAAAATCGCGTCCTCAATGCGGAACGCCAATTCTGTCGGCATGTTGTTCATGATCCAGGCTTCCAAAGCCGGACCGTCGGCGAGCAGTTCGTCGGTGGCGAAAACAATCGCCGTGAGCTTATTCAGGAACAGCTCGACCTCGCGGAATTTCGGCCGCGAAGAAATGAACGTGTCCGCTTCATTCGCCCAGAAGGCAAGCACTCCGCCCATCCGGCTTCCATCGGCCCTCGAATCTTCGTCAACGACCCGAAGCTTCAAGCGATTGGAAGTTGAGGTGATCGGCTGTCTCTGGCAGCGGCGGGTGATCTCGCCGGTCAGATACGTGCGCTGGTAAATCTTGTCGCTAACATCGGCACCCACGAGGAAGCCGCCCTCGCTCGGCACCGCTTCGTTCATGGCGCCATCGGAGCCGCCCGCGGCCTGGAACACGCCGGCTTTGTCGAAGTCGCCAAACGTGCCGAGCAGTCTGGGATCGACCTGCCCGCCAATGGCGGCCGAATGTACGGCCTTGAGTTGCTGGGCAAAGCCCTTCACCCAAAGCTTGCGGGATCTCACCGCGCCGTTCGGATCGTCCTTGACGGCCACGGCGTCAATGTTTTTCTCGCGCTCGAGTTGGCCGGCAATCTCGGTGAGCATGAAGTCCTGCAGCTCAAGAGCGGCTTTCTGGGTGTTGCGCCGCTCGGTGAGTTTCAGGAACTGCGACTGCTCTTCGATCGAGAGGTCGCGTTTTTCGGTTTCGGTTTTGTCGTTAAGCAATTGCGCTTCGGCGACGATGCCCGCGAGGTTGGCCAAAATTTCGACCTTACGCTGGCGGATGGAATCGATGCTTACTGGTTTTGCCATGGTATGGAATCTCCTTCGTTTTCTGGGTTTTCTGGGTGTGGAGCGGTGAAACGCCGGAGACCCTCAAAATCGAAGGATTCGGAAAGATGGCCGGGTTCGTGCGGTGAATGCGTGCAATAGAAAAGCCCGCGTCGGCGGGCTGATTTGAATTTGATCGTGCTAGCTGAGCTGCAACCGGCGGCGGCGCGCGCGCGCCAGAGCTTCGAATACCGCGGTATCGGCCGCGCTCTTCGCTGCACTCTTGCTGGCGCAGGCCTTGCAGGCATCGCAGGCGCAGGCACAGCTCATGTCGTCGGCTTTGGCTTTCGCAGCCGTACCCGAGCAGGCTTTACAGGCATCGCAAGCGCAGCCGCAGGGCGGTTTTGTGTCGACGTCTTCGTCTTCGTCGATGTCGGCCTTCACTTTCGGCACTGCGGCATCGTCACCGTGAAGAATCTCTTCGGCGGAGGCCTGCGAGCTGGGACGGCTCCCGGTTTTCACCCCATATTTCGCTAGCACGTCATCAAGCGTGCCCACGCGATCGGCGAGCCCGGCTTTCACGGCTTCGGCGGCGAAAAGAGCGCGCCCCTGGCCGTACCCCTCGCGCACCGCGCCCTGCGACGTGCCACGCTGCTGGGCCACAGCCTTTACAAATGTCGAATACATGCCATCGACCTGCGATTGCAGGAATTCCCGCGCGTCATCGGAGAGCGGCTGAGTGGGATGGCCTTCGGCCTTGAATTTTCCGGCTTTGATCAGGTTGATCTTGACGCCTTCGGTTTTCAGCGCTTCGGAAACGTCCTGCACCAGCATAAAGACGCCGATCGAGCCACATAGCCCGCTCGGGGTGCACACCACTTCGCTGGCGGCCGAAGCCAGCCAGTAGGCCGCGCTCGCTGCCATCGAATTGCAAACGGCCGTGATGGGCTTCTGTTTGCGCGCGTTAAAGATTTCCTGGGCGAGTTCGATCACGCCTTCCACGGATCCACCCGGCGAATCCACATCGAACACAATGGCCTTGCAGTTGGTATCGTTGAGCGCCTGGCGAAACTGCGCGGTGAGCGCCTGCGTGGAACCGCCGCCGCCGCCGGATACTTCCGACATCATGCTCATGCGGTGCGAAATGGTCCCAATCATCGGGATCACGGCCACACTGCCCGGGCCCGCTGCATTGCGTTTGCCGCCGGCGGCTACCATGGGAAGACTTTCCTGGGCATCGTCGAATTTGTCCTGAGCCACGAAGCGCGCCGTGCCCTCATGGCCTTGAAAACCACTGGCTGCGTTGGCCGCGGCAATGCGCTCGCGGATTTCTTCGGGCGTCCACTTGATGCCGGCGGCCTGGTGGCGCAGAAGATCCTGCATCGCGATCAGCGTTTCTTCGCGAATGGCCCAGATCTGGCCGTAGAACTCAGCAATGACGCGGGAATAGTTCATGATGTTTTCTGTCCCTCTGTGCTTCTGAATTTTGGTAGAATTCCGGCGCGGCGTAGAGCAGCCCGGTAGCTCGCTAGGCTCATAACCTGGAGGTCGTGGGTTCGAATCCCGCCGCCGCAACCACTGCTTTTCCCAGATTTTCCTGCGTCCATTCCAGCTTGTTGGCCACGAGCCAACCGCGCACTTTGTCGGCGAATTCTTCTCCGCGTGGCAGCTCCGGACGGTCCTTAACAAATTCGATTTCCTCGCGCATGGCCTTCGCGGCTTTTACGTCATTCCCCAGCAGTTTGGCCAGCCGTTGGAATGGCGGAAGGTTCGCGCAGTGGCGCGCGAATTCGACATCGCTCATCCTCCAACGTTTTGCCGGCTTCTCGGGCTCGATTTCTTCGTTCATATATGCAGTTATGCAACTTGCAGTGCGAGATCGACCAGGTCCTTCACGCCGGTTTCTTCGATTCGATCGATGGCCAGATCCAGGAGCGCGGCTTTCGCCGTGGTGATGACCGAGGCGTGACTCCGGCAATAGCGTCCAGCATCATCGAGCGCGATCGCCATGTTTTCGGCAACTACGGGCGCGAGAGCGTTGTAGAAATCCCAGACGTTTCCTTCAATTGGCGGACCATCTGCAGCCGATTTGGCGGCGAATTTGCGAAGAGTTTTCGTTTCCCTGCGCACAATGCGCCCGGCCGCTGATATCGCTAAGGCGCGAGCCCCGCGAGCCTTCTGGCCGCCATCGTCTTCTTCTTCTTCGAGCGGTTCGGCGCCGCCGCCGCCTGATTGATTTGTAGTTCGGTTCGTATCGGCCGTATCCTCAGAACTGGCATTCGCGGCCGCAATATTCGCGTCCTGGCGCGCCTGCGCCTGGCTCAAGGTCTCCATGTTGACCGGAATCAGCAGCTCATCGCAGCCGTCCATGGGGTTCTTGCCTTCCGCCGCGCGAATCTCGTTTCTAGTGAGCCACGTCTGCACGCCCTGCTGGTAAGCCTCAAAACGAGTCTTCATGTCGCCTCGGTAGAGGGCATCCATGTTGAAGACCGCAAAATAATCTCCTGCGGCCGATTCCTTGAAGCGCAGCGAGCCCACGATGTCGCGATCGAGGCGCCGCTCCACGCGCACGATGCGCGGCCACATGCAATCGGTGGCAAATTCGATGTTCTGCTGCTCAATGTTTGAGAAGGTCCCGCGCGCCATGATGCCGATCTTGTGCGGCGGTACCCGCCAAATTCCGCAAATCTCAATGGCCGTGGCAGCCGAGGCCTCGAGCATCTGGGCATCTTTGTTGCTGATTCCCAGCTCGGTGGCTTTCATGCCCGGCGGCAGCACCATCACACTGAAAGCGTGGTTGCCGCTAAAGCGCTCTTCGATCGAGTTCGCTAGTTGGTCGCGCTGCTCGTCGGTCTGTTTGGCCGTCTCAATACTGAGGCCGGGGATCGCACGATGACGGAAGGACGCGGCCCGATGTTCCTGCTGCGCCAGGCCCACGCCAAGGGTTTCGGAGTTGGCGCCGACGGTGGAGATGCCCATGATTCCATCGTTCGAGCGCGCGCGGAAGTGAAGAATTTCGTCCTGGGAATAGCGGTCGACGTGTCCGGTGGAATAGGCCGTCACGTCATAGCGCAGCCGGCCATCGGGCAGCAGGTAAACTCGCACGCGATCGGGATGCAACGGGACCAGTTCGTCGATCGCATTGCCATTGCCGCTCACCTTGTGCGCATAGGCGTTGCCGCGCAGTTCCAGGTGGCCCTGCATCATTTCGAAAAACTCCATACCCGTTTGCCACTTATTGGGCTGGAGGAAAAGCTCCATTGCCGGATGATCGGTCGCGGCATCGCGGCCGCCGCTCTTCCGTTCGCGATAGATGCCGATCGGCAGAGCGCCAAAAGTTTCCGTGACCACGCGCACGCAGGAAAATACCGGGCCCAGGCGAGTGGCGCTTCCGGGTGAAACCTCCGGACCAGCTCCGCTGCGGTGCCCCATGCCCTGATACCAGTAATCGGCATCGGCTCCCATGGTGCCAACGACGCCCAGGCCAGCGTCGGCGCGAAACGAGGCATTCGAAAGGAAATTGCTAAACTGTTTTCTCAGGCTCATTCAGCAGCTCCGGGGCGTCGGCCGGCAAATCCCAGACCGAGCAGCGCCAGGCCGAGCACAATCGCGATTCCAGGGCGGTAGATCCACCACATTCCGGCGGCCACGGTGAGAACGCCCGCGAGGATGAAGACACCGGGAAATGGGTTAGCTTTGGGTTGTGTCATGCGAAGGAAATCTTTCCTGTATCGCCGCCGGCGCCGGGATTCGCGGCAGAGCGTCCAAAGGCCATAATGCTGGCCACCGCGCCATCGATCTTGCGCGGAGAGTTTGGGTTATCGGGTTTCACGCAACTCAGGTTGCCCTTGCCGTCCGATTTCACCACCAGGTTGTCGACCATGAAGGTGAGCAGCGGGTTCATGCCGTGCACAAAGTCGCGGCCGATGATCTGGCGCTGGAATTCCTTGATGGGCGAGGTCATCGAAAGCGTGCCTTGCCTGTGCTCCACCATATTCACGCCGCCGGCAATCAGTTCCTGCACCAGTTGCGTGGTATAGGCGGGATCGAATGCCAGCTCCTCGATGTGATAGTCGCGATCGAGCGCCAGAATGTCTTCGCGCACAATCGAGTAATCGGTGCGCTGGCCCGGCGTGAGCTTGAGAAAACCGTCGTCCACCCAGAGCTGGTAGCCGTAGCGTTCCTTCAAGAGCTTGTGATAATCGACATCCTCTGGAACCCATGCCCAGAGCAGAAGCACTGACGTCGACACGTCTTTCTGTTTCGGAAAATAGAGCGCTTTACAGGTGAAGTCGTTGACTACGCCCACATCGAGGCCGCCAAAGGCCGTTTTGCCTTTGAGCGCCTGCAGCTTGTGC